ATCATCTACAGCCATTCTTATAGCGGTGTAATTGCTATCAACCGCGCCAATCATCTGTATAATTTTTCCGTCAAATTTCACAGGTTTATCAATATTTTTGTCCGGGTACCTTGCAAGTGTTTCATAGGTAATATCTTCTGTGTATGCCATTCTATCCCTTGATAACAGTGTTTCTTTTTCTGTAGGGGCTTCTGTTTCAGTTTGCGTTTCCGTTACTGCTTCTGTACTGTTTGCGGTGGTAGAATTATCCGCGGTTGAATTTTGGCAAGCCGCAAGTCCTCAAAGGCATACAGGCATTAATAAGCATAATAATTTCTTTTTCATAAAAATTCTCCCTTGCTTTTTATTTTTTGAATAATAATAGCATATAATCTGATTTTTGT